TGACCGGAGGGGTTCAGCCCACAGGAGCCGAGCACGTTCCACACCCTCCCCTCCCACACGGCGGTCATCCCGGACTTCGGGGCGAAGGTGAGCCCCTGGGGAAAAACGGACAGCCGACGGTGGTTGTCGCGGATCGCGGTCCCAGCCGTGAAGCCATCGGACTCCGTCCCCCGCGCTGGCACGCCGACCGCCTTCCCCGAGGTCTCATTGCCGCCCGTCTCCCGGAACGTGATCGTCCCTCGGAGCGAGATTGGGATCCGCCGCGCGGCCGCAGTCACCATGGCCCCGAGGTTCATCCGCGCACCATCCGCGGTTGAGGGGCGAGCACCAGGGTGCCGAGGATCGACCGGATTTCATTGGAGAAGTAGCGTTCGAACGGCGTCTCCCGACTGGCCCCCGGTTCGAAGGAGAGGGAGAGCTCGCTCCCCAGACTGATACTGGAGATCCCCGCGTCGTCCGAGGGGCCCAGCGCCTGCTGCTCGCCCGCACCGGCAGCCTCCCAGATTCGGATCAGCGCGATCGCCCCGAGGGCGGTCGCTCGCTTCACGCGATCGGGGATCGCCGTCGTGGGTTCCGTGGAGAGTCCCGCCGCGTCGTAGACCCCGGTGCGGGGGAAGCCCAGTGCCTGCACGCTGTCGAGGCGGTCTCCAACCAACCGTTCCTGGTCAATCCGGCGGGTGAGTGCCACGATCGCCCGGCGCTTCGTGTCGGATTCGGCAAAACTCCAGCTTGCAGGAGCGGGGAACAGCTCCTCGGCCAACGCGTCCGCAAACGCCTCATCGCAGTAGGCGTTCGCACTAGCGGAGCCCGGAGTGGTGATGAGGGTGAGGGGCATTTATTCCTCGGACCTCTTGCCCTTCCCCTTTTTCGACTTCTGGTCCGAGGAGCCCTCGACGGCTTCATCAATCGCCCGGTGCACGACCGGATCGAAGTCCTCGGTGTTGATCAGGATCTCCTGCCCCGGGAAGCCCGAGTGCAGCACGCGCATGGTTGCCATTCCATCGCCTCCGGTATGAGTGCGGGCTGCCCCCCGGGGAGAAAGCCCGAGTGCAGCCCGCCTCAGTCGGTCACTGATCAGCCCGCGAGCCGCGCTGCCAGCGCGGGCCGCACGCACTCGGCGCCGCACAGGATGTCGAACTCCGCGTAGTCCTGCTTGTTCTGCCGGATCATCTCGAGCCGGAGCACGACGCCGGACACCGGGTCGGCGATCGACATCATCCGGTCCGAGGCCTGGCTCGTGAGCCGTCGACTGGCGAAGGCGAAGGCGTTCTTGTTGAACCCGAGGTTGACCCGGTGCGTCGCCTTCACGGTGATCGCCTCGCCGCCAACCAGCGCGGTGTCCAGCGCGGGCTCGAAGGCCAGAGTCACATCGGTCGCTGCCGAGGCCTGGGTCGCATCAGCCGTGAGCACGAAGGTCGGCTGAGTCTGGCCAGCGATGACGACGATGTCCCCAGTCTTGAGGGCGCAGGCACCGGTTGAGGCCGCCGTGGTGGCGACGAAGGTCTTGAGACCAGCCGCAACAGCCGTGGCCGCCTTCGCGGCGAGCCCGGTGGTGATCGTGCCGGCGGTGTGCTTCGGCACCTGCTGGTCCATGAACCAGTCGAACCCGAGCCGCCGACCGATGGCACCGGTAACCACCGTCGCCCCCTCGCCGGTCAGCGCGGCGTTCGCGAGCAACACCAGCCCCTTCTCTTCCGCATCGGGGTCCAGCACAAGACGCCGATCCTCGAACGGCGCGAGCTGCTTGTGGAGGACCTTCCGCACTGCGGCGGCATCGGCCAGGTTGGACCCGCCGAACGGAGTCGTCCCCGCCACGCCGGCGTACCCGTAGACCTTGAGGTACTTCCCCAGGATGAAGGCGTTGACGTCGTTCGCGAGGGCACGCACCGCTTCGGTCTGAAGTCCGGGCCTGATCCCGCTGAAGATCTCGCCCGCTTCCTTGTCAGTCAGGAAGTATCCGGCCTTCCGCCAGCGATTCAGGGTGATCGAGACCTTGCTGGGCGCGCTGTCGGGTGGGGTGACCGCCGAGGCGCCGGCGGTGACGTCCGACACCACAGCGGAGCCCGGAATCGTCATGTTGACGGTATCGCCGATCCCTGCGGGAGTGTCGGCGTGGTCCACGTTGACCAGCCGCGGCATCCAGCACGCTTCGCGAAGGGTTTCGAGGGCCTGCGCGAACATGACGGGGAGGAGGTTCGTGAACGTGTTTGCCATGTGGCGTCACCTTCAGTTGGGTGCGCCACATGAAGAGGCGCACGCGGGTTGACCCTATTTCAGAGTGAACCGGCGAGCGCCTGACGCCACACCGTTGCCCGCCTTGCGGGCTGCCTACGCGACCTTGACTTCGCCCTTGGCGATTTTGCCGACGTTCGCGAGGAAGGCCTTCTCGTCTCCGGCCGGAATCGTCCCGACAGTCCCTCCGCCGGCATCGCTTCCTTTGGCTCCGGATCCTCCGCCCACCGTGCCCTCGAATCCGCCGGCGTAGTCCTTCACCCCGCGCAGTTCCTTCAATCGGTCCTTGACCGAGACGAGGGAGTTGTTCGTCTGGTGATACCGGGGCTTCCCGTCCGGCCCCTTCACCACCGTCACCCGCTTCCCCTCGACGACCGCCACGCCGAGCTCCGATCGCAGGAGTGGGAGAATCAGCTTCGGGTTCGCCTTGATCTCTGGATCGCTCATCGCCTCCACGGCGTCCCGCACGGCAATGGCGTCGAAGAGGTCCGCCTCCAGCGCCGTCACCCTTTCAGACAACGGCCCGACCACCTTGTCGTGCTCGACCTTGAAGTCGTCCCGGAGCTTCTTTTCCCGTGCGTCCCAGTCCCCCTGGGCCTTCTGTTTGTTCGCGGTAGCCTCTTCGTGGGCCGTGAGAACTTCCTTCACCTTCGCCGCATCGAGCCCCTTCCACGGTTCGAGCGCGCTGGTGGCATCTCGCAGTTTACCGAGCAGCTCCTCGTTCTTCGCTTTGAGGCCCTTGACCTCGGCATCCACCTGTTCCTGCGTGAACGTCTTGACCGTGCCGTCGCCGTCCGCCATGGCGCCTTGCGCCTCCCCTTGGGATGGTGGGTCGAAAACGAAAGGCCCCGCCGGGGTGAGTCCCGATGGGGCCTGACTTCAGCCGAGCTGGACGCCGATGGGGCGTCACTGTCAGCCTCAAAACTATGCCTGACGCTTTTTCAGCGCAATACCTACCCCCTCCGCGGTAGTGAAACGATCTCCGTCGGTCGATACAGACCTGCGGAAATCGACCGACGAACGAAATCCGCACAGAGATTTCCATGCACGTAAGCGAGCCGCTCCTCAAGTGGCATCCGATCTTCCTGTAGCAATTTCTGTAGCGGGTATCTGCTGCGGCGGGCCCAGGCGATCGTTGCGTGCAGCATTTCGTGGCATACCACCCGCATCCCGAGCGCGCTCCGAGAGAGATTGATCTCGCAGAAGATACCAAGTTTTCGCTGCGCCCGACCGCCATGGAAGCGCAGGATTTCCTGCTCCGTGCATGTGCCACGGCAGTTCTTGCCCACGCCGAGCCCGACCGACCGGCAATGGCGATGCATGGCTCGCTGGCTGGGCCAGACCTGCACGAGGGCGTACAACGAACTTGGCGGCTTGGCGTCATCAGGCCTGGCATAGAGCCTGAAGACCGCGAGCGGCTGTGGCGCAGGGACGCCCATCAGGCGACGGCCAATCGCCCCAATCGCTTGAGAATCCGTTCGCGTGCCGGCGCTGGAGCCTCGCCTTGCCGGAAGCCGCGAAGGGTCAGTCGGTCTACGCACCGGCAGTTCACGTGCGCCGGCGGGCCCGAGAGCGGTCCATCAAGGCTCAGGAAACTCCCGCCGATCGGGACCCGCTCGCCGTGTAGGGCCAGACAGATAGGACAGGTCCGTTCATCTGATGCGGTCACCCATTCCCGTTCCCAATCGCTCGGCGCAATCGTCCCCTCGTCGCTGAGCCGCTGCCACTGGAGCCGCCTCCCTTCGCCCAAGGCCCGCATCGTCTCTGATCGGGCAACGGTGCGCGCTCGCAAGGTCAGCATCTGCTGCGATCGCCGCGCCACCATCCGGTCAATCTGGGCGGGCTCACGCTCCTCTCGCCCAAGGGCCTGACGAAATATCTTCAGCGCCTGGGCTTGGTTCCGATTGAGGCCGAGCGCTTCCAGAATCTCTCGAGCCAACTGCTGCGGGGGCTTCCCCTGGGCGATACCCGAGCGCAGCGTCTCCTCGAATGCGGCACGGGTTTCTTGGGTCACTTGCCGGATACGGGTGAGATCCTGTTCGGCGACAACGCGGAGGAGGTCCGGTCTGCCCTGAGCCAGGGCCCCGAGGGTGAGCTGGAGGGTCGGCAGGCCACGGATCGCCTTCGGCAACGGTTGAACGGCTTCGTCCCAACCAGCTTCCCGGATCGCGGGGAGGAGCCGCTGGATTTCGGCGAGCGCATTCTGGAGCGGTTCCAGGACGATGGCTCTCGCCGCCGCTGCGACGTTCCGCTCCAGGATCGCTCGTTCGAGTGCGGTGATCGGCACCCCCTGCCGGACGCGAGAGAGGGCATCGAGCAGGGTGCGCGAGAGTCGCCTCTCGACTTCGCGGAGGAGTCGGTCGAACTCGGCGCGGGAGAAGCGGGGCTCCATCAGTCGGCACCCGCCCCATTTGTTGCCGGCTCAGTCCCCATCTGCTGCCTCACCGCCAGCACTTCCTCCTGCGGATCGAAGTCGTTCCCCAAGAGACGGGCCCGGTGAAGTTCCACGAGGAGGCGCTCGAGCGTGAGCTGCCCCTTCTCCTCCAGCGAGGAGAGCAATGTCAGTACCTCGGGCGGGACCACATCCCCGATGTCCCGGTTGACCGTCACATCGATCGTCTCGGGATCGAGTCCCCGGTAGGCCGCCATATCCTGCAAGGTCCCCTCAAGCGCGTCCTCAAGTGACCGGAGGGCCCGCCGGAGTTTCGAGTCCTCGCGGCCGCGGTTCAGACGGTGCGCGGTCGCGGTCTCGGCTGAGGCCGTGTCCCGCTGCAACATCGCGAGGCTTTGGGCTCCCATCCGCTTCTCCCAGTCCTGCAGCTCCTGGCGTGCTTGCTCGAGCGCTGAACCCTGCGCTTCCGCGAAGCGGAAATCCCCGCCGGTTTTGAGGTGAACGCCGTGACTGGACGACAGCACGATGTCAGTGGATGGCTTCCCATCCGGGCCGACTTGGCCGACGAGTTCGCCCACGATGACCGGGACGGGCATCCCACAGCGATTGAGCGCACTGGCCCGCTCGCTCATCACCTGACCCCAGCGGATGTTTGAGTAGGCGAGGCCAAGCAGCGGAGGTTTCGACCGCAAAAGGCCTTCCCGGTTGCCGCCGTATGCCACCCGAGCCGGGATGCGGGTCGGACCGTAGAGTCGGCCCGCATTGACCATGACCATCGCGGTCACGTTCTCACTTGTCGTTTGCTCCTCCCAGAGCTCCCAGAGCACGAACCCCCGTGTCAGGTCTTCGGTCAGTCGCCCCTCCCGCTCGACGGGTTCGAACTGTTGACGGTAGACCCGATACCGCGTGACCGTCCGCGAGCCGAACGCTCCATCGGGCTCCTCCGTACATTCCTGGAACACGAACTGCAGCAGCAGGCGCTCCCCACCCTTGAGCCCAGTGCGCCAGGACAGGATCTGATCCACCTTGACGAGCACGACGTAGGGGCGGACCCCACCCGCCTGCTGTTCCGCACGGGTCATCGTGCCCATCGTGGGCGGGCTGTCGGCGAACAAGACCACATGCCCATCGGTCAGCATCGCGTCTAAGGCGAACTGGGCGACGACCGCGCCATGGTTCCCCTCGCCGTCCAGGTTTTCCCAGTCCTCCCGCAACTCTGCCGGCACGTTCTCGCCGAGATCGGGATCGCTGCGGAGAAGGCCGACGAACGTCACCACCGCCTGCTCGAAGAAGTCCACGACGACCGTCATGTTGACCCGCGCCTGCCAATCCCGCACATCTTCTGCGATGAATCGCGGCAGGTAGGACGCCGCATGTTTCCGGATCGACTCGGTCCCGCCGCGCACCTCCCGGCAGAGTTGCCAGCGCGGTTGCATCTCCGCGTAGGCTCGGGATTTCGCATTGGGGAGATTGGTCCCTTCAGGCATAATCCCCTCCTCAATACCCCCAGTGGACGCGCACTTGTTCGACCGTGGGTTGCGCGCGAATGATCGGGGCCAGCGCGTAGCGGACCGCATCCCAGATGTGGTCGTTGCCTTCGTGGAGCTTGGGAAGAACGTCGCTCGTGCGGGGGTCGGTCTTGTACCGCCAGAGGCGCGCTTCCTGAATCGCCCGTTTGCAGCGGGGGTGAAGGACGATCTTGTCGTAGCTCCGCAGGTGGGAGATGCCGTCCTTGACCGACCCTTCCCACTTCTCGGCTGGCTCGACCTTCAGCCCGCGCTTGCGGAGTTCATTGATCGTCTCCGGTCGGGCGGAATCCCCGCGGATCGTATGCTCGCTCGCGCCGGGAATCAGTTTGAACACGTCCGCGGTCTCGTCCATGCCCAGTTGTGGTCCCCCGGCCTCGTACTCAATCCAGAGCCGGCGGTCGCCAATCCAGCACCGGATCAGGACAGAGGGGTCCCGTGCGAACCCCCAGTCCGCACCGAAATAGGGCCCCTGCCAGGATCCCGTTGGCTCGAACTCCTCAACGACGTATTTGCCCGAGAGCACCTGCGCCTCGGCGCGAGCCCACGGCTCACCCTCCCAGATGTTGGCGTGCGCTTCCGGGTCTCGCTTGAGCAGCTCTTCTTGTTCTTCACGCAAGACATCAGGAAGCCACGGGTTGTCTCGGTATGAGACGCGCCGGACGATGGAGCGCACCGGTCGCGAAGCGGCGAAACGCTGATAGGTGGGATCGGTGGGAAGCGCAGGGTTGAAGGTCCCCCAAATTTCCGAGCCAGGCTTGCGGATCGTCGGAATCAAGACGTCCCAGCTCGTGTCGCTCACCGCCTCGGCTTCCTCGACCCAGCAGAGGTCAACCCCTTCCGTACTCTTGATCTCGGCGACATCACGTCGCAAGCCCTTGAAGAGGAACTCCGTCCCGTTCAGGCCGACGATCTCCGCCTTCTGAATGTCGTAGAACCCGCCCAACCCCATGGCGGCAATCTGATCAGAAAGTAGACGGTGGACCGAATCCCGGATGGAAGCTTGGTACTCTCGCACACACAGAATCCGGAGCCGGTGCTCCGCACCGTGCAGCAGGAGGGCCCTACCGAAAGACCAGGACTTTGCTGCCCCACGACCCGAGTAACTGACCCGATACCGCACCGCGCCGAGCGGTGGGTCGAAGAGAAAGCCGAACACCTCCGGAAGGCTGACCCGAACCTCAGCCACCGCCGTCACTTCGGCGCAACCAAGTGCACGTAGATACTGTTCGGGAGCAGCTCGCCGTTTGGTCCGCTCACCGGCTGCACCGGCCGTCCATAGGCACGGTCAGCGACGGCCTTCCAGAGTATGGGGAACGAGCGGTGCTCGGGGTCGCTGAGCACCGACTTAACCGCGGCCTCCACCGCGGGATCCGCAAGGACCTTCTGACACCACTCAATGTGTTCCGTCGGTGGACGACCGGCGTTGGGAGCGCCCCTCTTCGGCCCCCGACCCCGCCGCGGATCGTCAGCACCAGTAAAGGGTCGCCCGGCTGACTTCCGCGCTGACTTCCGACTCATGCCGCGAGCCTCGGGGGCGATGTCGCTTGGTCCGCTGGCCGATCCACAGCCAAGTACTCTGTCCCGCAATGCCGACACTGATGCAGCCGAGAGCCCGGCGGAGCCGTGAGTCCCACAGTAAGCCGGAGAAGCCACGACACGGTACCGACCGGCACCTTGAAGAAGGTGCCACAGCCACAGTCACATCGGGCGATCGTTCTGGCGGTCAACCGCTTCCACTCCACAGGGCGTCCCCCCCTCAAGAAACGAGGCCCCCGAAGGGCATCACCCCCCGGAGGCCTGACATCAGCCGAACAGGTTTGTTTTCAAAATCTAGGATGCTATGGTCATTCCGTCACGGGCCCTTACCCAGAAGGCAGGTCGGTTCTTCACGCCAACCTCTTTCGCCGCAAGGACCTAGCAGGCGGAAGCGGGAGAATACGGCGGATCAGGGGTACCACCTCTTTCTCCGCTCGACTATCCGGCCCCAGCCCGGTTGTCGATAGACGAAATCCAGCCTCGATCGGAAGCGGGGCAATGGCCAGTTTCACGACGTTCTGCTCACGATCAACGACCGCCGAGTGGATCCAGGGTCGGATGAGCTCACGAAGCTCGGGACCGGAGGCGGAAGTGGCGACAGAGACGAAGTGTGCCGCCTGCTCCAGAAGCTCCGCTCGGAGGCCCCCGAGAGCGTCCACACGACGCTCCGCGAACTGGGCCCGCTGTAGTTCTTGGTCGATCACTGCAAGCTGGTCCCGCATCGCGTGCAGCGGCGGGGCAACCTCCTCCTCAGTCAGGACGCCGGAGGAGGCCAGCTTCACCAACCGAGCCCGCTCGTCGAGGAGCTTCTCGCGTCGGCGCTCGAGCTGGTTTCGATGGGGCTCGGCTTTCGTCGTGAACCGGGTCAGGACGCGATCACAGGCACGCTCCAGCAGGAGCCGGAAGCGGGACGAGCCGAGTATATCCCCGATGGCAACGATCACCGCGGGCTCGACAAGGCGCTTGGGCACCGTGGCCATCCGAGCGAAACAGCGAAGCGCCGGCGAATCCTGGCCCGGGCGGGCGTTGCTGATCGAGGCGTGGCGGTACATCCGATACCGATCGGGATCCCCTTCGGGTCCCTTGGGGCCGCCCCCGCCGATCATCGGATCACCGCAGTGCGCGCAGACGAGGAGTCCAGACAATGGATAGCCACCAGTGGAAAGCCGCGTCTGCTTCTGGTTCGCCTGGAGCCGCTGCTGGACCCGAGCGAAGAGCGTGCGGGTGATGAGGGCGGGGTGTGCGTCCGACGTGGTGACCCAGCCCGCACGGTCCCGCCGCTGACTCAGGCCCTCGGGGCCGGTCTCCCGTCTCCCCCACACGACGTCCCCCACATAGGCCGGGTTGGTCAGGATGTGCCGGACGACCTGCTTGCTCCACTTCTTCTCCCGATACCGGGCCATCGCGTGGTGCGCGAGACGATCACAGCCGACCGCGCCTTTGGCGTATTCCCGGAACAAGAACTGGACCAGCGTCACTTCCTCATCAGGGCCCGGGACCAGCTTGGCCCGTTCGTCCTTCGATTTCTGTTGGCCGATCTGGAGCACACGGCGGCCACGGAGCCCGATGGCTTCCCGGCGGTATCCGAAAGGGGCTTCGTTCTGCCAATAGCCCTGAGCCGCGGTGGATCGCCAGCCGCGAACGCAGTTCGCTCGGAGGGCCTCTCGGTACGCAGTGGCTTGGGTGTGCTGCACCGCGTCCATGATCGGGGCGACAGGGGTTCCCTCCAACCCTCCACCCTCGGCGAAGCGGACATGCCAGCCGACGTGCTTCATCTCCTGCATCCACCAGGTGGCGTCGTTGGGATCTGGGAACCGGCCCCAGCGGGAATGGTTGAGACAGAAGATGAACCCCGGTGCCATCAGTTTCCGAGGATGGGCCCGACAAAAGGCGACGAGCGCCTGGAACCCCGATCGCTTCGCGGAGCCACCGGACGCACCAGCATCCACGAACCATGCGCCCACAGTGCGACGGACGACGCCGGCAAGCTGCGTGCAGGCCTCGCGCTGCTGGGAGAGAGAAGCCCGATCGTCTCGAGCCTGTTCCTCAGTGGAGACCCGGAGATAGCACACGGTGTCGGTCGCTCCCAAACTCCGATCCGAAGGAGTGTCAGTCACGCGGCGACCTCGGGCGTCGGGAGCGAGGGGGGAGGACGGCGTTCTAGAATGTACTCGAGATAGCGGTCGAGCCAAGCCTCGAGCTGGTCAAAGGACATGGGGACCGGGGCCAGAGCCACTTCCACCCGGAGCAGCGGGAGCCGCACCGCCTCGCTCACCACGCCCTCCGGTTGTGCTGGGCCAGCGCCTTCAAGGGTGCACAAGCCCGGTACTGCCAAGCCGTCGCTTCCCGATCCAGGACGCACTCCCGGCACAGACACCCCCGGTGGCAGCGGGTGTAGCGCACGACGTCCGCTCCAGGATCACGAGCCCTCCTCGGGTTCGACCGCATCTACGCCAACCGGCCTGTAGAAAGCAGAATCCAGGATTAACTGATCGGACCCGCGCCGAATTGACGTAGGTGTAATGCCTGCGATCAGGCCAGAGGACATCAGCAATCGCATCCGCTTGACGAATGAGGTCTGACGAGCGCCACCTGCTCTCGTTTCGGAACACGGCACAGCTGACTCCTTCTTCTCCACTAGCGTCGATAAAGTTTCGCCAGACATAGAGGGCATCGCCTCCTTCGGTGCGGAGAACGACCTTTTCGCCTGGGCCGCAGAACAGTTTGCGGATTCGCCCGTCACGGTAGGAACGAGCGGAGTAGTGCCGCTCGTAGAGAGCGAGACAGGCCCGGTCCCCATCCCGAGTGAGCCACCAGACAGGCTCATCGGGAACCATTCTCGCACAGGCTCATGGCTTCTCCTGCTGG